AAGTATTTCTTGGGTCAATTGTATGATTACACGGCAATCGGCGGTAATACCACGGAAGAACATGCGGAACATCATCTAAATAGTGACATTGTGAAAAGAGCAACGATACGCATGAATGGTGCGGACCGCGCAATGGAACGCGACGGAACTTATTACCGCGTCGTTCAACCAAATCTCTTCATCGGGGCACAAAGTTCCGCGTTATCGATGTATCATGATTCACACAAGTTATACGGTGGTCATTTCTACATGTATAATTTCGGTCTTCGCCTGGACGAACATCAACCATCAGGAACCTGTAATTTCTCGCGTATTGATAATGCCGTTCTTCATTTGACTGTCAATCCATATGCATCGTCGATTAACAATGCGAACGCACACTATGACTATGAATATCGTGTATTTGCAGTGAATTACAATGTGTTGCGTATTATGTCGGGTATGGGCGGTCTTGCGTATAGTAATTAAGTCCGAATTCGTCTCATCAGAATTGTCAAAAACTTTTTCCAGAAAATCCTCGAAGTCTGTGTGAATTAAATTTCGAGAATTTTAAATTCAATGATATTAAATTTTCCGGAAATAATTTCCCGTGAAATAAATTTCTAGAAGTCTGTGTGAATTAAATTTCGAGAATTTTAAATTCACATCATGAAAAGTTTTCCGGAAAAGTTTTTGTCACTTCTGCGATTTTTTTAAACATTCGTGTCATTCGCTCGAGACATTGTTTAACATATATCAATTGTTTAACATACATGCAACTTTCGCACTGATAATTAAAATTCGCGAATTTTAAAACCCCTAAATTAAATTCCGCGTTAAAAGTATAGAGATAGATTCCCTCCCAATGGCGACCGCTTCTACAACTGACTATGCGATGTTATCGCAACAATTACAGAGATTAACGGATGAACTCGTTAAATCTCAAAACAAACAAACCACTGACATCATGGCTTCACAAGAACGTATTGCTTATGCAGGTGAAACTCGTGGTTTACGTTCAACTGACTTAATTGTCGACAATATCAGAACAACCACTGATAAAGTCTATGGTGAAGTCCAACGTCAAGGTGAAAGCAATATACTTGCTACTGAACGTATCGGTGGTGCAGCTTCATCCCAAGCAGAACGTATTTATGGACAAACTATCGATTCAGTCGATAAGGTACAAAATGCGATTCAAATGCAAAACGAACGTTTAGCAAACGAACAATTAATGCAAGCTGAACGTATTGCAAATGCTTCATCGACCCAATCTGAACGTATTGCAAATGCATTAAGTTCGCAAAATGAACGTATTGGTTCTGCATTAGGTTCTCAAGCAGAACGCTTAAGTAGTGCATTAGCATCCCAAATTGGTTCAAACTTTGCTGCAACATTACAAGGATTAGCAAACGTTCAAAAACAAGCAAGTGACAACTACGGTTTATTACAAATCGAAGCATTAAAGAACAAGGAAGATTTAGCAAAACAAGCTACAATGAATGCATCTGATATCAAAGATACTCTTGCAAAGAATGAAATGGACCGCTTACGCGACCAATTACGTAAATCAGAAACCAAAGAATTGATTTACAAACATTGCCATGACCACGGTGATTATTATCATCACGGTCACCATGGTCATCACCATCGTCGTCATAGACGCTGGGGAGGTGACTGGGATGGTGATGATGATGTAAATGTTCGTGTATCACAAACTGTTTATCCACAATTCCCACCATTCTTCGGTCCAGGTCCATTCCCAGGTCCATTCCCACCAGGACCACCATTCGGTGTTGCTGCAGGACAAGGACCACAAGGTGGTAGATGAATGCCATACGGAGAACAAAGTTTATTTGATGGCAACAATGTAAATATATCACAGATCGTTTATCCTGGATACTATCCATTCTTTTTTCCAATACCGATAGATCCGTCTGATAATATCGGTCCTCCTGGTCCACCCGGTCCACCCGGTCCTCCTGGTCCTCCGGGACCTCCTGGTGAAGACGGAGAAGATGGCGAACAAGGACCCCCTGGAAGACCTGGTTCTCCCGGAAGGCCTGGAACTCCTGGACCACCGGGTGAAGATGGCGAAGATGGCGAACAAGGACCTCCGGGACCACCAGGACCACCTGGTCCTCCAGGACCACCGGGACCTCCTGGTGAAGATACCGATACCGATACCGATACTGATTCTGATTTAGATGAAGATGTCGGTATCGATAATGTAGGTGGAAACGGAGGTGTAGGTGACAATGGAGGTGCTGGTGGAAATGGGGGAACTGCTGGTTCTGGTCAAGGAAATGGCAATGGAAATGGTCAAGGAAATGGTAACGAAAGTAACCAAGGAAATGGCAATGGAAGTAGTCAAGGAAATGGCAATGGAAGTAGTCAAGGAAATGGCAATGGAAATGGTCAAGGAAATGGTAACGAAAGTAACCAAGGAAATGGCAATGGAAATAGTCAAGGAAATGGCAACCGTTCATTCACCATTATGAATAATATATTTCCAGTCGATTGTACCGACGCATGTGGGTGCGATTGTTCAGGAAATGAAGGATTCGGACTTGGAATCAACGCAGGAGTTAATGCAGGTATCAACGTCGGAGTCAATTCAGGGATTAATACAGGAATTAATTTGGGTATTAACACCGGAATTAACTACGGAATTGTTATGTGCGGAGACTCTTCCGGAAACCCGACTGGAGACTCTTCCGGAAACTCTACCCAATCTTCATCAGAAACGGTGGAAGAATCCCAGAAAATCTCCGAAAGTTCCTCCAACGAAACCACATCATCTGACACAGGAACAGACTCGTCGTCGATTTCAGATAATGAATCAAAAAATAATTAAACCATCTCATCCATCAAAACGTATCTTGAATAAACCTGTGATTCTGGTTAATATGCTTACAAAAGAACATACGGATGTTGTATACCATAATAATCAGATGATATGAAAACAATTTCTATACAACTATCAAACATCCACCATCAATTGGACGATGTTTCGACCGTTTGACATAATATATCTTTTATAGTTTCGAAAGAAATCTTATAAAAAACATACGATTATAATAAAATAAATGTCATCAGCATCTACTCCTACGACGCAGAAAACGACACCGATAACTACATCGGTAACGACAGTTCCAGAATCCGATAATGTCCTATCCATGTTACTCAAAGTCTATGATTTCGTCGTATCCCTCGAACCAGAAACCGCGATGGGTTTCATCGTCGCAATCGGATTTGTATCGCTCCTGCTCGGTATGGCATCGGAAGATATCATCAGTTTCCATACGATAGTATTGACTATTCTGATTTCTGCATTTGTCTATTGGTATATCAAGAAGACTTATACAAAACAATTGACTGACCTCAAAAAGAAGAATGTCATGTTGAAAACCGATTCCGCACTTGACCAATTATGTATGGGAGACGAAATAAAGGAAGAAGACAAGGCAACGTGCGACCAATACCGCATGGCAAAGACGAATTTCTATCAAATCAGTAATTCGCTTATCCAAAAATACAATTGGAAAAAAGAATAGGATAGGATTATAGTGACAAAAGTTCAATCGCGGTATATAGATGATACGCGACACCAACCATTAAGACGACGAGTCCGATTTCGTTCCAAGATAATTGCGATTGTTCCTTCGGTGGTGTCCCGGTTTCACACTTCATCGCATCGTATATAATCTTTGCAAATATCGGAGTAATCACGAGAAGATGAACGATGACGACCCATGTTGTTTTTAATTGGAATAATGTGGTAAGGTTCATAAGGTAATTTTATTTTTCAGGACGTATAATATATACAAATAATTCATCCATCATCCATGTTAGAACGACAACTCATCTATGTATTTCACATCTTCATTGTTGCACCTCTATTAATCTATTTAGGAATGTGTCAATGTTCCCAATGCAACAAGTTTATCAAACGCATCGCATTCGCATTCGGTGTGACCGTTGCAATCTATCACAACTACAAGTTATATACATCTTATCAAAATGAAACTTACGTGTCACAAACGGGAACTACCTCGGATGTCCATGCACTTCCTTCGACCTTTGAACATTCCTATACTCCAGAAAAATACTCGGAAGAAGTTATCACCAAAGACCTCGGATACACGCAACCATAATCGACGGAAAACTCAATTTTGATTTTGATTTTGAAATAAGACAATTCCTATCGAACTTATCTCAAAATGAAAATTCTAAAACGCATCAAGCGGTTATTCACACGCAAGAATAAAATACACCCCCAACATGGAAACGACGACGTAACCTCGAAACAGTGCGTCATCTGCTATGAAAATACGGTATCTACACCGATTACTTGTTGCAAACAACCGGTATGTGCGGAATGCATTGCAAAGACGCGCGAACGGAATTCGAAATGTCCGTGTTGTCGTCGGGATTTACCTGGTGAAAAGATATATGGATGCAAGTGTGTCGTAAAAGAAGGAACGCTCAAACTTATCACACTCGTCATCTGGATTACGACCATCGTCGCATTCGTTGTTGTTCTATAATTCTATAAAATTTGATTTGAAACACATCCTATAGATGGTCCGATATATCTCGAAACAACGACCAAATACACAACAATGGAATCTGAAAATACACATATCGAAAATACATGTATCATATGTTACGCAACATCCGTCGATACACCAGTCGAATGTTGCAAGAAGGCGATATGTTCCACATGTTGGACGAGTTCTACTCGAAATAACAATCGATGTCCGCATTGTAGAACGGATGCGACTACTCCCGCGGACGCGGATGCCCATGCCGACATATTCAAAGGCAATGGAATTTCCAATCACGCAATTATTATTGGAAATCCATTGGAAGAAACCATCGCAAATATGCTGATATGGCACGTAAATAACGTAAATCCGGCGACCCGTTATGCGAATCGTCAGATTAGTCTTAATGGTAACAAAGGTAATATCTATATCAGACTTATTGAAGACTCAAACAATCACACTGTCATAGAACGCAGAGACCGTATCTCACAAAATATTATATATTACCACTGGTAAAACCTCATCGGGTGACCAATGTGCATCTAACGAACAAGATGCTTTGATTCTTCATGTAATTGCTTGTAGAATTCAATCAAGTAATTATTTTCTTTTCCCTTGATGATATTTTTTAATTTCATACCCGTCTTGCGACCACTCTTAATCACATTATGTTTATCAAATGTGTTTGCGGTATGTGAAATACAGACGATTGACTTGTATGGGTCTAATTGAACTAATGGCGCACTATAGTTTTTCAAGAAAAACTTTTCTTCTGCCATCTTTGCATCGTCTTCATAATGGTGGTCCTTTAAAAATTCCCGATGATATGCAAATGTTCCATTGGTTCCATGACGAGGACCATACGGACCGAATTCGTAGATTTCATCCAATGCAGTGTAGTAAATAGCAATACGAGTAGAACCCGCAATTTGGTCACATGGTTTATTACGCGAACCTTGTAATATCTTAAGTGCGTGAGAGATACGTTCAGGAGGATAGTAGTCATCATCGTCGAAACAGACGACGTATTCACCTTTGACCAATTTATTAATATAATTACGTTTCTTACCTAATTCCATCTTTTCCGGGACATAGTAATAACGAATATTCTTATCGACATTGTATTGGTTGATAATATCTTCGTTTGTTTCCGGTGAATCATCGACGATAATTAATTCACGTCTGTCTTTCGGATAATCTTGTGCATTAAACATGCGTAACAAATAAGGTAAGAAGCGTCGACGGTTATAGGTTGGACATATACAACTGACGAATGGACGAGACATGAAAATATAAACGGGTATTATGCTATTTATAGGGATTAAATTAAATACCTTTAACTCGCGATTTTACAATTTTGATAGCAATTCGAATATAGAAGAAATAGACTATATGAATCGTAGAACGACCGACCTACCTTTGCAAAATGTCATTTGAAACAAAACCTCTGTGCGCTAGTAGTCCAATCTGTATTCCGATGTCGATGCCGGATATGCCAAAACCGGATATCTATTTCATCGGTTGTAGTTGGATGACCCACCAAATTATCGATACACTCTGTTCCTATGACCTGTCGTCAATTCCATATTCCCGCATATTCCTATATGACCCGCGACCATGCACAGTCCTCGAACGCTCACGTATCGCGCGTTGGCATGTTGCACTAGTAGACCGAAATGGACTACCGATGGACGACCGTGCGATACTCGAAACTGAACCCGAATCGGAACAAGTCGATTACAGTGTGAAACAGGGTAATCGAACCACATCAACCCCGCCATCCCATTCATCTACGCGACACACACTTGCACAAATGTGTAAAATCGCATTCCAGGACCGCATTCCATCGATTCCAATCACCGTCATCGACGTATTTACATCCGAATTCCCGCCGTCGATAAACATTATTAATAAGATACTCGTCTATACCGATGCGAGTGTCGTCAGCGTGTCTATACAGAAACGCATCGAGGAACAACTGTCATCGTCCAATCAGGCGAACCTATATTATCTATTTCAAAACGGCCTCTTTGCCATCTATCGAAATGGTTATATGTGGAAAAACCGATATACTGTTGCGCATCATATTACCCATAACAACATTGTACTTACGAGAGAGGGTTGTGACCTATATGTCGATTATTTGAGAACCGTAAAGAAATACAAGGATGGGAATATTTATGACCTGCCCACACGTTTCTATAAATACAAGTTTCACGCACAGTGTTTCCCTCTCGGAACAATTCTATCCATGATGTTTATATCAGGTCATCCGGAATCACACGAATACCCGTATGTCTTTGATTATTCTGCATTGTATTCCGATACGATGATTGATAGTTCGAAAGGAAAGGACGATACCGGTCTCATATTCCCACGTGAGACACAGATGTTATTGAAAGACAAGGTGCATTGGATTCAATCGTTCGATGCACGTTCGCACTATTTATACCGCGACCTTCTATCCTACCTCGAATGGACATGCACGATATCAGAAAAGGGCAAGACGACTCGTGTCTATTTACTATGTGACAAAGATGTAACAGTCGGTGCGACTGAAAGCACGCGTGATGTCCTATTACGTCAAGAATCGTTGCGTCAGTTACACGAAGTTGTACAATGTTATCCATCGTCTGTATCATTGATGAATCGAGCACAAGTCCATGAAACAAACGGACATAAAGGGTACGTATTTCGCCATGCGGATTGGGTATGGAACCTGGATACCACACAAGATGCAAGTCGTCCAAATGCACAACTAACGCAATTAATATATGACTATCTCAAACCGGGAGTCGTATTGTCTGACATCCGCACCGGCAACCAATCCGACCAATCAGACCAACACCAACGTGTATCAAACGGGATATTTGCAGATATCGTGATGCCAAAGAAAACTGCCGTTCCTGCTTACTCTAACACGGAATGTATATCGAATCGACGCATGGCATTGAAACGAATGATGACCGCATTTAGTTTCATGAATTGGATATATTTGGCACAGAATGCGCAATACATGGAACAGTTTGCTCGGTCTCATCGGATGGAAATATACACAGGACAAAACAATCCGTGTCAATCCCGTCTGACTATTGTATGCCCAGAAGAACCACGTCATTACATAAGTGACACGGAACAAAAAACACATCCCTATCAATTTAATGAATGGTTCCGTTGGAAAGTAGAACAGTATCGTGACGGATGTGTGACTGTTGGAAACTTGGTCGATTATATAATTGATACCTATGAAGTCTATCCACAAGAAATATACTATGAAGACCGCACCGATTGCATCTTATACAAGAAAGAGGTCGATAGTGTTGAACGGACAACTGCACAATTCAAGACCAATATTCTAACATGGATGAAACGTAATGTTCCAACAAGAACTGTCATACGTTCATTCGACATCTATCGATTTACATTGGTCTGTGTGGATGAAAAAGGACAGTCTGTAAAAGTCCCACCGTTATATTATTGTGCGCCATAATTGTGTCATAATTTC